GATCCTATGAGTGCAAACTATGCTTCATTGCCCACTGAGCAAGTTGTTGCCAAGATCCGAAAGAATTGTGCCAGGATTTTTGTTGGTAATGAAGGCCAGATGTCTATCCCCGGAAATGCGTTTTGTGTTGGTGGGCACTTGTGGGTTACAAACAATCACATTCTCCCTGAGGATGGTGACCTGACTGTGAAGTTCAAAGTTGATCCAGATGGAATGGGATCATCACGCAATGTTACTTTCCGCTTGGAGCAATCGTCAATTTACCGAGAGAGTGGAAGTGATTTGGCTTACTTCGAGATTTTTGCTGTGGATGCTAGAGCAGATCTGACGCGTTTGATTTCCTCTGCAACTCTTGATGGTCAATTTGTGGCCAAGTACGTGGGTTTGAATCGTGATTGCAGTCCACGCGACACGCAGGTGCGTGCAGTTGTGAAGACATCGGAGCATTGTGCTGCTCATGATAGGGTTTACACATATTGGCGTGGTATGGTTGAGCAAGATACTGTCAATGGTGATTGTGGTACCGTTATGGTGGGCATCAAACCAACCGTAGCGATTCTTGGTTTGCACCAGCTCGGTGGTTCACAGAATATGGCCTTTGCTGTGAAGTTGAATCAGAGTAGCTTGGCACGAGCTAGGGGCTTCTTTACGCGACCACTGATCCAAGCTAGTGCTCCACGCATTAGTAGCAATGATGTCAAGAAAGTCGTTGGACCTCTGAGCCATCGTTCACCATTGAGGTGGCTAAAGGAAGGCTCCATCACTGTCTTTGGTTCATTTATCGGATACATTGTGCGAAAACGTTCCCAAGTGAGTTCCACTTTGTGTGGTGACTACATCAAGAGCATCCGCAATTGGAACGTGCCGTTCGGCCGTCCTGATTTGTCTGATTGGCGTCCTTGGCATCTCGCCTACAAGGACATTCTGAACCAGGAAAATATCGCTTCACGAAGTATCATCAAGCAGGCTGTGGCCGGTTATGTTTCTGATGTTTGCGCTGGTTTGTCTGAGGATGACAAAGCTAACTTGCGAATTATTTCTGATCATGCAGCTATCAATGGTATTGCTGGTGTGCAGTACATTGACAAGATGAACTTCAATTCGTCAATTGGTGAACCATTTAACAAGTCCAAGAAGTGGTTTATGGTACCAGCACCTACAGAGGAACAACCAAAAGCTCGTATGTTCAATGATGAGATCATGGCGCGTGCAGCAGCGATCGAAAATCAGTACAAGCAGGGCATTCGAGCATGTCCTGTTTTCAGTGGTCAACTAAAGGATGAGGCGCGTGCTCAAGCTAAGATTGATGCTGGGAAGGTCAGAGTCTTCACAGGTGCTCCCGGTGATTGGTCATTCGTTGTGCGCAAGTATCTTTTGTCCTTCGTGAAGGTGGTCCAGGAGAATAAGATGCTGTTTGAAGCTGCCCCCGGTTGTGTCACGCAATCGTTGGAGTGGGAAACGTACAGGGAGTACCTTACTCAGTTCGGGGAGGATCAAATTGTGGCTGGAGATTATGGTAAGTTCGACAAGAAAATGACAGCCGAGTTCATTTTGGCTGCCTATGATGCCATTGCTGCGATCCTGAAATTTGCGGGCTGGACTGATGAGGATTTGTTAATTGTTTACGGTATTGCTGAGGACACAGCGTACGCGTATATCAATTGCAATGGCGATTTGGTTATGACTTATGGTGCCAATCCTTCAGGACACCCACTCACTGTGATCATTAATAGTATCGTGAATGCTCTCTATTTGCGTTACTGTTACATCGTCTTAAACCCCAAGAAAGAATGCTCAACTTTCAAGAAGATGGTCGCCTTATTGACATATGGTGATGATAATGTCATGGGCGTGTCCAAATCTATTCCATGGTTTAACCACACTGCAATGGTGGAGGTGTTGGCATCCATAGGTGTGGAGTACACGATGGCTGATAAGGAAAGTGCGTCGACACCGTACATCAATATTAGCGAGGTGGCATTCCTAAAGCGTACGTGGCGCTGGGACAGTGATGTAGGTGCTTACTTGTGTCCTCTTGATGAAGTTTCGATCCACAAGATGTTGTGCATCAACATTCCAAGCAAGACGATTTCACGTGAGGCTCAAATGTTGTTCGTCATGAGGAGTGCTATCGATGAGTATTTCTTCTATGGACGGGAGCGTTTTGAGCAAGAGCGTGAGTTCCTGTTGAGTGTGGTAGCTACGTTCGGCTTGGGTCCCGAATACCGCCTCAACCCCTTTCCGACATGGGATATGCTGTACGAGCGCTTTTGGCGCGCGTCGGAGGGAATTTATGTTGGAAGACTGGGTGTGTGCTACAGCCGCCCGGAGTAATCCAAACTATCTGTTGTCAATGTTTTGTTGTCTGAGTTTATTGTTTGTTTTTGCGTAATAAATAAGTGTGTCAAAATGTTTTGGGTGTGTGCTACAGCCACCCGGAGTAATCCGAAACCATCTGTTGCCAATGTTTTGTTGTCTGTGTTTATTGTTTTTTCATGTTCTTGCGTAATAAATAAGTGTGCCAAAATGTTGTAACTCACACGCCCCGTCGTGTTCGCCTTTTTAGGAGTGAGGGTTCAGAGTGCCCGTGAAGTTCATGTTCCTACGTGAGTTTGAGGAGATTTGCGTATTTGTGTTTTAAATTTTTCCTTACTAAACAAACAGAAAAAAGACCAGATTCCAAACTGGTGATAGAAAATGGACGAGATGGTTGGACCTATCAAGATGTGCACGGAGAGCACGATTTTGAGGTCCAGACCATTGCGGCGGCACAAGTTGAGTGGGAATCTCAGAAATGTGCGTCGCGGTGTTTTGGCTGTGTGATTCAAGCCGAACCCGAAACTGCGTTGCCGGTGCCAACAGTGGGTGGGCCTGAATTGGCCACAAGCTTACCCACTACAGATTTCAATGATCAGATAGCAGGTGTTACGGTATCGCCCGACACGAATTGGGCTGAAGCCGACGTTGGTGATGCTAACACTCTCGCTGATCTTTCGGGATTTTTGCAACGACCTGTGCGAATTCATACGCTGAACTGGTTGGAGTCTGATCCAGTTGGCTATCTCGGAACGAACACCATCGATCCATGGTCATTGTTCTTTTCCAATGCTGCAATCAAACGCAAGATTGACAACTATGCGTTTTTGAGGGCAACGTTGAAGATCAAGATCATCATCAATAGTACACCGTTTAATTATGGTGCTGCTAAGGTGGTCTATACACCATTGTGGACTACTCATGGTCGGATACCTACGAGTACCAATGCTCTCAACTTGGTACCACAGTCGCAACTACCAGGAGCTTGGATTTTTCCACAAAATAGCCAAGGGTGTGAACTGTCTCTACCATTTTACAAACATGAGAATTTCATAGCCCTCACAAGCGCCACTGACATGGCAAATATGGGGAGATTGTCATTCCTAGTGTATAGTGCATTGAAGAGTGCGAATGGAGTCACAGCAACTGGTGTGTCTATCCAGGTGTATGCTTGGGCCGAGGATGTTGTGTTGGCTGGGCCCACTGTTTCCTTGGCGCTACAGGCTCGTGATGAGTATGGCCTTGGACCTGTGTCGGCTCCAGCTTCCACTGTGGCAAGGTTAGCTGGTATGATGAAGGGCATCCCAATAATCTCCAAGTTTGCAACGGCCACTGAAATGGGAGCAAAAGCGGTGTCAGGAATAGCACAGTTGTTTGGCTTCACAAATGTGCCAGTGATCGAACCACCAATTGGAGTTCGGAATACTCCATTACCGCAATTCTCCACATCGGCAATTGGATATCCTGTGGAAAAACTCACTTTTGATCCGAAGAATGAGTTGGCAATTGATAATTCCATAGTTGGGTTTGGATCCGAAGATGAGCTCGCGATTGAGTCTCTGGTTACGCGTCCCTGCTACATTTCCGCGAATACTTGGAGTGTTACCACACCTGTGGATACACCCTTATTCACGGCGTTGGTCACTCCCAATATGTACGTGAGACCAAACGGAACTCAGGATCTTGCCATGTCGCCACTGGATCTCGTGCAGCGTATGTTCAAGTATTGGCGTGGTGACATCATTTTCACATTCAAGATTATTGCATCCCCTTTTCATAAGGGACGTTTGCGTTTGTCTTATGATCCAGCATCACCAACTGTTCAAACCACTGGTGATACTGGTCCGTATGTGATGAACATGATCTTTGATCTCAGTGAAGGTGAATCAGAAATTGAGTTCCGAGTGCCATACCAGCAGGCTGTGTCATGGCTCACTACCCGCACCAACACGAGTTATGCAGGACGAGCTCATGCGATCACGCCGACTCCTACATTTACAGCTGCAAGCGATGTGAATGGG